GCTCCGTCGTCCGCTGAGACGATCAAGCGGATTTTCGATCCCCATACTTGCGCCTTCCCATGAAACGCAACCGGCGTGATGATATCCGCCGTGAACGCCCCGGCAGAACCGCTCGTGAACCACTCATAGGCCGGAGCAGACGTGAGCGAGAACGTGGACATCTTGTTGTTGAATGCGCAATAATTGTCTAAGAGTTTATTGACCTGGTTTCCGAAGTTGTTGAATGTATAGCACTCGAACGAAAGCACCGAGTCCGTCCCGGCCGCATTTCCGTCTTCAACCGTCGCCTCGATGATGATCTCCGCTCTTCCTCCGGGGAGTTCGATATCGTAATATCTTCCGTCCGTATCTCCATCGAGTGAGGTCAAATCCTCTTCGATCAAGAAAACCTGTTTCACGCTGGAATCGATCCAGTCGCCATTTGCTCCTGCCGCTGCAGACATAATCTCACCTCGTTAATCAAAAATTTCCTGCACCCTGTCTTCGAGTGCTTCATCTTCAAGAATCTGATCCGCTAATCCCTTGTCTATCGGCTCCCAATCGTGGCGACAGTTCCAGCCCCCACGATCCACGAGCACGTTTCCAGTCTGCCCGTTATCCATTTCCTCGATTTGCTCGACGGAGAAGACGCGGCCGACGTGATTCAGGCAAAAGCTCCTTGTTTTCGCATCCACCGGGCCGACATAGAGGCGCCAGTCCATCCCGAGCTCGCTTGCCTTCTCGTTCTTCCAGATCGCCACGCATCGCCTGTGCTGCGTCCTTGCATACGTTCCTGCATGCCACTCATACATTCCGGTACGTTCGCCCCAGGGATATTTGCCGGTTATCTTTCCCTTGAGTTCTGCGAGCATCCCGGCCGGGCTTCGTCCTTCCAAAACGGAGGTCAGGAAAACGGTATCTAGTTCCTCAATAGCCGCATCTCCCAGGACTCCAAAATGATCCAGCGTTCGGCCCTTGAGATACTCAATCCACTCATCGGGGATTCTGGCGAAAGCGGGGTCCGTGAGGCGTCCGCCGGCGGCGAGAAGGTCTTCCGCTTTCCCTGCGAGTTCGGCGTATCGGGCGACGTAGTTTGAGAGTGCCTTCCCAAGTCCGTTTTCTCGAATAGCGGTTCGTTCGATCTCCGCCCAATTCGAGGCGTACCAGTCGATCTTGCTCTGAAAATTGAGCCCACTCGCAAGCGGGTTTTCTGCAAGGATCTCCGCTGTCCTGCCATACGTGTAGCTCTGCGCCTTTCGCATGGCCTTTAGCAGCCGATCCGCTTCAACCTCTGCAATGGTGTCCAGCTCAAGGTGAAGCCTTTTCAACTCACTTATGAGTTCGAGTATTTCTCGTTCAGTTGCCATGATTAAATTCGCGCTTCAGATCCTTGTAATATCTTCGATATGTTCCAGTCGCATAATGAAGCGGATAGATACTGTCAAAGCCCGGTACCCTCCGTTTCGGATCGTTTGACCACATCTTTCTTGCAATTCGGCGTAATTCTTTCGCCCTCTTTCCGCTCATTGTCCATTCCTCCCTTTCAAAGCCCTAATTAACGGAACCACGGCAACCCGGATTCCAACTACCACGGCGATGAACATTCCGACCCACGGGTAAGGCTCACTCAAATCCATCAACGCCTTTACAGCCGCACCGATATTGACATCCGGCCAGTTCACTCGTTCCTAACTCCTGTATCACCCATAATCTGCCTCGTAATCCCCTCATAGCCCGCCCGTCGAAGCTCCGAGTTATCCTTTGCGATTCTCTGCGCCTTCTCCCTCGCCTGCTCTTCATCAAGCCCCTCTTCCTCCATGAACCACTCCACGGCACTCGTAAGTCCCGCCTGAGACTCGACAAGGAAGCGCTCTACCTTCTCAGTCGGGGACTCCGGGAAACTCGCCTGCGGGAACGTCACGCGAAGCGAGAGGTCCATATCGATCTTCTCTCCGTTCTTCGCCCAGGTGTTGAAGACGATGCGGCTCTTCTCGAAAAGGTCCTGCTCGATCTTTTGCCACATGGCGATTTCGTCCTCGCGGCTTTCCAGGAGTTCCAGGTTATCCAGGAATTTCGCTATCCCGCTCATTCGCGTCTCATCCAGCGCCCAGGCCGACGGAGGAAGGCCATAGGTCGCGCCGGTTTGCTTTATAAACCAGTCGATCAGGTTCATCATTCGATCAATATCCGGGTCCGGCTTTGCAAATTCGAGGCTTGGCTGTACGTCGTCCTTCGTGACGTTCTCGGCAAAGAATCCATCCCGCGGCCCGGTTGTAACAGTCTGGCCTGACTTCGTTCCCAGGTTCGTTCCCACGGGAATTCCATGCGTCTGTAGAAACCCGTTCTCCCACAGATTTCCAAGCTGAAGACTTGCCGCCTCGATCGCGTCCACCAGGTCGGCGCCATATTTCCCCCAGTATTCGTCCTGCTCGATTTTCCGAATGGTCACGATGGGGATGATTTGCTTTTTATCCCGATCCCGATACGGGTTTGTCGTGTCCTTCGGATCGCTGCTGCTCATGCCGACCTTGATTCGGTCGGTCCCGAGGAAAAAGTGCTCTTCTTCCGACCAGTAGACCCACCCGTCTCTCTTTGCGAGCGTTTCGGGGTTGATGATCGACAGCTCGTAAGCGAATTTGATGAAATCAAGATAGTTATTCGGATCTTCAAGGACAGTCACCTTCGGACGGAGCCTGAAGTCCCAATCAACCGAACCGTTACGCGGGACAACCTCGATATGCGTCGTATTCAGTAACGTCGAATATCGATCGGCATCTTTTAGCTTTGCGTTCGGGTCAAAGTTCTTATACAGGCGGGCGAGCTGATCATATGCTTTATCGTCCGTAGGTAAAATCTTATCGCCCCTTACGAGTTCTCTCACGGGAACATCCCGATAGGCTTGAGACAATCGCTTCACGGTTCGAGGAACGCCGTTTATGAAGGGCCACTGCCACACCTCGTTTATTTCGTCGCTGAACGTCTTCTTCGCCGCCTTCTTTATGTGCTTTAGCATCTCGTCTCGGTCGCGGTTGTAGTAGTCAAGCAGGCGCTTTGCTGCGTCCCTCTCTAGCTTGTCGTTCGCCTCAAGATTCTCGCGCCAGATCTTATCTACCAGCTCGGCGGCGTTCTCATAATCCGTTTCGAAAAGCCTCTTTACCCAGGTATTGAAAGACACTAATCCACCTTTACGAGTTTCAGTGTTATCCCGGATCTCTTGTATTTGAAGAAGTAGACGCCGGACGGAAGTTTGGCCGTACCGAGCACGTTATCACCCGGGAATATCGGCCACTCACAAACAAAAAGCCCCGCAGCATCATAGACCTTGATCTTGTCGAAATCATTCGCAGTGCAATGAACGATCGTGGTGAATGGATTCGGGCCGATCATTGCGTCGGAGACGTAAGGCGCCTGTTCGCTAATGCCGGTCGCGTCCATAATGCTCTCCGGGAGAAGAAGCACCGCATCGCAGCAGTCTGGAACGTCGAGAAGTATCGGCTCGCCATACCAGGTATGAACCATACGAGAGATCGATACCGTATCGTCTCCGCAGGTGTAGAACGGATATAACGAGTCGTACGCATCGTATCCGAGAATCATGATTCGCATGTTTCCAGTTACCATCACGCTAAAGATCGCCGCCCAAATTGCTCCCCGATAAAACATCTTTCAAAAACAACTCCGCTTCTTCATTCGCCGCCGTGAAGCTATGTAAAAACGCATCCTCCGAGAAATAGAGAATCTTCCCCTCCGGATATTTGACCTTGAATGGGCGATGGCGAAGCCCGAGGACCTTATCGACCTCGACAGTCACCGGGTTTGTTCGGAATTTCGCCATCACGCTACTTCCTTCGCACCTTGATTTGCCTGACCGGGAACTGCCGATCGATGTAGTACCCGATTGCGTCCGTGTGATGCGTAAGCGAATCGTCTGTCTTCTTCCGCTTCTCCAATTCCCTTGTGCCTGGCTTGAACGACACACGCTCGAAGTCCTGAATCGTCTCCTTGCACTTCTCGGAGATAAAGAACCGCACCTCTTCCTTTGAGTTCTTGAGGCGGCCGTTTACGGAGTTCACGCGGTCCGTCACAAGCGGATTCGATTTTCCAACGCGGATTTCCACCTTGGGGATCTCTGCAGCCTCCAAACCCTGAAGAATGATTTCGTAGTCCGTCCTCGATGCCGACGTATGCCGCGCCCGCCCGGTAGCATCCCCCCAGATATGCACCCCGCCCTTGTGGCTCCCGTATCGCCTCACAAACTCCCGTATCGCCTCTTCGGTTGAGCTCCCATCGATGTGAATTTCGTCGATGCAGTAGACCACCGCATCCCCGTTGTAGGGGAATTCCTGGCAGACGTTCCAGCACATAGGAGAGACGTTGAAGTCCACGCAGAGCTCCAGAGCGAAGTCTGCGCGGTAAGGGATGTCGTCCGGCCGGAGGATATGACCCGCCGGCGCGTAGGCCCTCACAAACGCCCAGTAGGCCCGGCCCTTGTGTACGTCGATCCACTCGCCTTCGAGTTCTTGCTTGGCGAACCGCGGATCGTATAGTTTCAAAAGCCGCTGGTAATCTCCCGGATCCAGTGCCAAATTGTCCTGAG